GGAGCCGCATATGATGAGGGCGCGGAAAATTTTCTGCACCTTGGCAATTTTGAGCTTTACGATTTGGATGGTTGTGATTTTTGGGAAGAATGCAGAATGGAGGAAGACGATGAAAATTAGATCGGGGTTCGTATCGAATAGCAGCAGCAGCAGTTTCATTTGCACGTGCAAAAATTGCGGGGACACATTTCGTGGCGAGGATTGGGAAGATGAATGCGGATGCTGCCCCCCGAAGAAGGAGAAGAGCTATGCCGAAATCGGAGAGGAGATCGGCAAATTGGTGCAGGAGAAGCAGGAGGCGTACGGTGATGCGCACGGGAAGGCAGCGAAGGTGATCGAGGCATTGTATCCTGACGGCATCCCCGTTTCCGCGTATACGAAGGCCTTGACAATCATCCGCATTTGCGATAAGCTCTTCCGTGTTGCGACCGACAATGACCCGATGGGCGAGAGTCCCTTCCGTGACATTGCGGGGTACGGGATCTTGATGAGCAAGCTGGAGGAAGGTGATGAAGCTTAACACTGTTGGCGAAGTAATTCGATTCCTATCGAAATTTGATGAGCAGTTGCCAATTCGCTTCCCCATAATGTATGAAGCGGTCCGCGGACAGATTGAAACGGAATATTGCAAGGTTAGCAATGATCCCTGGCGGCATGGTGTTAGTGAGAACCTCGATGAAGTTGTGGTGATTGATGTTGAATGATAAGGAACGGGACCACGACATTGCCTGCATCGCATGCGGAGAATCCGTCTACGGCGAGTACGGCCCGCAGAACCCGTATGCGAAGCGCAACTGGCGATTGGACGACGATGACAATATTGAGCACTATTGCGTCGACAAGCTAGCGGAGAAGAAGCAGAATAAAGATATTGAGGCAAGGTGGGCTAGCGGGCAAATGTGCTACGCCGTGGGACCGATTACGCCAATGGCTTGGCATGCGACGGTAAAAATAATGGAGGAGAACGATGAAACTATATGAAGAATTTTACAACATATCCGATCTAACAGATCACCCAGATTTCACCCGTACCATCGGCATCGCCATGGTCTTCGATGATGACGATAAGGATGGTCCACCGAAGGCAGCATCGGCATTGTTTAGTAAGGCCGACATGGATATATATGAGGCGACGGGCGAGCGTGGCCAAATTTACGACATGGACTTCGACGCCTGGAACGCCCCGCCGTTTGAGGAGCATCAGATCGGAAGTAAGGTCTTTGCAGAGGCGGGAATTGAGCCGACCGAGGAGAATAAACGGAGGTATCGCATAATTTACCGATTGTTCGGAGAGGCGCACGACAAATCGCTCCATTATATCTACCTCTCCTTTCTTGAGGACAAATGCAACACAAAAACGGGGCACACATTTCACATGGAGAAGGGCAATGAAAATTAGACATGGATTTGTGAGCAATAGTAGCAGCAGCAGCTTCGTCTGCGCCATCGACGATGAGCAAGTGCCGCTCGGCTTTAACCTTCGGATCAATATTGAGAAGTATACCGAGGAACTCATATCAACCGAAGATGAATTGAGGGAATACATCATGGAGCGCTTCGACGAGGGGCACAAGAATAAGGCGACGGGACAGTACGAATTCTGCGAAACCTATGATGAATATGCCGAGAAGTACCCGAAGGGGAGGGCCGTAAAGATGTACAATGAGTGGGTTAAGAAGCTCCAGGATGGCAAGAAGATCGCTGTCGTCTGGGCTAGCTACAATCAGACCGACGATCCCGTCGAACTCCTTCTTGGCAATAGCAACACCGACGTGCTCCGCAGCCTCGGCCTCGATGTTCTTGCGGGACATTGGTAATGGATGCATCAAAAAATAAGGTCGAACTCATCGGACATTACGGCGGAGATAGGGCGCATGCCATGAGTGCCTGGACAAGCACCACACGTGCGAGGGAGGCGACAGACGAGGACGTTGCTCGGGTGATTCAGCAGATGGCGGACAATGGCCATGGCACCCCATTTGAGAAGAGCATGCTTCACTTCTTTGTCACCTCTGACATTGCGAGCCATATCCATTTGCTCAAGCACAGGATTGGTGTCTCCATCAATACGGAATCGGCACGCTACCGTGAGCTTTCGGACAATTATTATATTCCAGAGGACTGGCCAATTGAGGAGCGGATTCGATTAGACGATCTTCTTCGCCATGTATATCGGGAGTATCATAGCTGCATGAAGCGATTGGTGCAAAAGGGGCTATCAAAGAAGCGGGCAAAAGAAACGGCACGCTTCTACCTCCCGTATGCCAATCAGGTAAAGCAGGATGTTTCTTTTAATTTTCGGAGCTTCCTCCATTTTTACAATCTGCGAGCGGATAAGCATGCGCAGAGGGAGATTGCATTCATTGCAGAAGAAATGCTGCGATTGATTGAGGAAACGGGAGCATTCGATATGAGCTTGAGGGCCCATGGATTACATTCAACCCAAGCAGACGGCTAGCCTAACGCCCGAGCTACACTACGATGACATCATTATCGGGGGCACGCTGCAATCATTGGAGGCCGCCCGAATAACAGGTTTCCCTATATTTTCCACCGACCCCAGGCCCCCTCTTCCATTTGATGAGGATTGCAGCACGTATGAGCATACAGGCTTTCTCCTTTCCCTCCTAGGTAATGGACCCACGTCGGGCATTTCTCGTATTACGGACACCAAAGATGGAGCGTTGGTTCTTCATGGCAAGAGCAGAATTGTGGCCACCATCACGTATGAAAGGGCACACGTTTTTAATGCTGCCGATGTCCTGGATGTCATCGACTCGAGCAACATTGAAAGGGAAATAGAAGAAAAGAATATCGTCATCGACTGGTTTGTGACCAAAAGCAAGCAAAAGGTTCTGCACTCCTTGTTGCACACTACCATCGACGAGGACAATGATGTGGCCCACATTGTCAAGATCTACGATACGTCCGCCTGGTATCGCAAGAATAAAATGAGGAAGAAGGCCGTTGCTGCCATCTCCCTTCTAACGGAAGAAGAGACGCAATCGATGGAATTTGATGTGAGCCCGCAGCTTATTATGTTTAAAGCGATGGACATGCTGCACGAGCCTCCAATTGAATTGAAATGGAAGGGACGAGATGTGCACCCCATGAATCAAACTATATGCAAGGATCATGGCAAGTTTACATTTTATTCAAGCGACATGTCGCTCAAGGATGTGCGGCATCGATTCATGCCGCTGCATTCGAGAGAGAACCTCCTTGCCTTTGAGAAGCTAGCCGCAGTATTTGGGGCGTCAGACATCAATGAGGTCTTTGCCGAAGCGGGGAAACGACCCGCACGAATTGCGGCCATGCTCGATTCAAACCTCGCACGCTACGTCTATGAGGCGTATAGGCGTTTCGGGAAGAAGGGGTTGTATATGCCATCCGCAGTAATGGCTGGATATTCGAATTGGAAGCTCAAGCGGCTAGAGGATACTGTCGATAACTTCATAAGGTACTACAATGGCGACGATTAACGTTTACGGAACGGGCAAGCTTCGGGCATATAAAAAGAATCCATTTCACGGCGTCCCCCTCGTTTTAGAGCCACGCGAGATGAAGCTTCCAGACTCTACCGAGTATGATGAGCTTCTTTCGAGTCACGACCGCGGTTTTCTTCGAACGAAACTTCTAAAGAGCTACATTGGTATTATTAGTACGGGAGGCGTTGATGACGGCGCAGCATATGCAGGCTTGCCTTGGTCACCAACCTACGCTCCCATAGCCAACAACCTCCTTGCCATCGAGAGAAGCGTCCTCGAGTGCGCCTACGCTGGCGTCTCGTCTATCTGGATCATTGCCACGGAGACGGTCGGTACGCTGCTGCGAGAACGAGTGGGAGAGTATTGTAAGACGCATTATCATGCAGAAAATGAAAGGAATGATGAAATTATTCCGATATACTACATTCCATATCATCCGCATGATGCAATATTTCGTCCGTTTACTTCGTGGTCCATATTGTACACATACTGGTTCGTATCGAGACTCATGGCCCAGGTTTCTATGGCAATGCTTCCGATTGGCGCATATGTCTCGTTTCCTTCTGCTCTCTACGATCCACAAGTTGGAAAGGGTCTTGCCGCATCCGTTCTAAAGGAAATGGATGGTGCCAACCCCGAATATCCATCGCTCTCTTTTGATGGGGAAGCGAAGAGGCTCGGTTTCTTTATTGATGAGCGCTGTTGGTACGCTGCCGCTGCACACTTTGAGGGTGGCGAAAATCTCCCTGTGCGCCACGCCAAGCACTTTGATACGGAGAGGTGGCGCAATGCCGCCGTTGAGCATTGTGAACTGCATTATTCGCTTGACAAGGTCTTCGAGGATATGGTAGTATCAGATACGAAAGTGCCCGTTCCGTGGTATTACGACATCCGAACGTGGGAGGGGTATCGCAGCTTCACGGCCTCGAATCATCACTTTGAAGATGAGATTTATGATAAAATTGGAAACCGCTTGTTTTATGAAAACGAAGCGAAATTGGAGGAAAACGATGGGTGTTGAACTACACGATGGGAAGTACATCTGGGATGGATATTGCCATGGGAATGAGCCGACCGTGCCGTTGGCGGAGTTTTATGCTCCCGTAAAATACGCCAAGAGGGCGCTCTCCGCTATCGAAGATGCTAGCTTCTCGGTCATGGCCACGGTATCTTTCGGGGCGACATTTCATAAGGATTTTAGGATCTGCACCGACGAAGGCAAAGCCCTCGGCACCATCATGGAGTTCGAGAAGCTTGACCCAGAGGACGAGAAGCTCTTGTCCTACTTCATTGCGGGCGCAGAGGAATCGATTAAGGGTTGGCACTCGGCGAGGCATGTAAAGAAGTACATTAAGCTGCTTAAGGAGAAACGGGATGAAATTCGTTAATTTACATTGCCATACGAACGCCAGCATGGGCGACGCCATTGGGACGCCGCAGGAGTACATCGACTACGTTCGGGAATGTGGCGGAAATACATGGTCCATGACCGACCATGGCAATATGAACATGCTCCCGCAAGCCTATCTCTATCAGAAGGAATTGGAAGAGGCGGGCGAAAACTTCAAGGTCATCTATGGCATGGAGGCGTACTACATTGACAGCCTCGATACCTGGAATGATTTGAGGGAGGCCAAGAAAAAGGAAAAGAAGGCGACGAAAAAAGAGGAGAAGGATGACAGTATCACCAAGAGCTTCTCTGACGGGGGCAGGAAGGCACAGAAAGACCCGCTCAATCGACGGTATCACCTTGTCCTCCTCGCAATGAATGATATTGGCTTGAAGAACCTTTTCAAGCTCGTGTCAAAGAGCAACACCGATGAATATTTCTATCGGTACAGCCGTATTGATGCCAAATTATTGGAGCGGCATAGCGAAGGACTCCTTTGCTCCTCCGCATGCCTCGGTGGCGTCCTCTCTCAATGCTATTTTGAGAATAGTGATAAGACCGATGAGGCAATTTACGAATGCATTAGAGATGAGGCGCAAGTATTCATCGATATCTTCGGAAAGGATCGTTATTTCCTTGAACTGCAATGGAATGCGATCCCAGAGCAACACATCATCAATAAGCACCTCATCCGTTTGGCGAAGGAAACTGGATTGACTCTCATTTCCACATGCGATGGGCACTACCCACGACCAGAACTGTGGGAGAGCCGAGAATTGTATAAGCGTTTGGCCTGGATGAAGACGGGCAATGCCATTGACCCGCTCCCCGAGAGCGTCGATGACCTTGAATATGAACTTTATCCGAAGAGCGGCACGCAAATTTGGGAATCATATAAAAAATATGGGGAGGGGCAAGACTACGATGACAGCACCATTAGGAAAAGCATCGAAATCACAGCGGAGATTGCGGAGAAATGCGAAAAGATTACAATCGACACGACGATTCGCCTACCTTCCCTCCCAGATGAAAAGAAAACATTGGGGGACTTCTGTCGCATTGGCATGGATAGACGCAATTTCACAGGAAATAAAGAATACGAAGATCGATTAGCGTATGAGCTTGATATTATTGAGAAGCGTGGCTTCGATAAATACTTCCTTCTCATGCGGAGAGTGGCGGAAGAGGCGAAGCGATTGGGGCCCTACGGAACAGGTCGTGGATCGGCAGCAGGCTGCCTCATCTCCTATCTCATTGAAATTACGCAGATTGATCCGATAGAGCATGGCTTACAATTTGAGCGCTTTCTTGACGTTGATGGCAACGCATTGCCCGACATTGATTTCGATAATCACGATCCGCTAGCATTGAAGGAAATGCTTGGCAAGGAATGGAAAAAGAAGTATGGCATCGATGTTGTTTTGATTAGCAATTTTAACACAATGCAATTGAGGAGCCTCATCAAGGACATATCGAAGTTCTACGATGTGCCATTTCAAGAGGTGAATGATGTTACGGGAGCCATGCTAAATGAAGCAATCCCACTAACAAAGAAAAAGCATGGGGTAAAGGCTGGTGTCGTTGTCCCCACGTTTGAAGAGGTGATGGAGTTTAGCACCACCTTGCAGAAGTTCCTTCGTAAGTATCCGCAGATTGCGAAGCATGTCAACATATTGAATGGACAGGGAAGAAGCAAGAGCAGGCACGCTGGCGGCTGCCTCATTGAACGAGATTTGGGTGAGCGCCTTCCTCTCATACGAAGCGGCGGCGTGTCGCAAACGCCCTGGCCAGAGGGTCAGAATACAGGGACTCGCTTCCTTGAGCCCATGGGCTTCTTGAAATTTGACCTTTTGGGCTTGGCTACCCTTCGCATGATTCAAGATGCCGTGCACAACGTCCTCCGACGGAAGGAAGGAATAAAGAACCCACATATTGAAGATTTCTGGGATTACTATGACCAGAATCTTCACCCCGACGTCATCAATTTCGATGATCAAGAGGTCTATGAGGATGTGTTTCATAGAGGAAAGAAGTGGGCGGGCATATTTCAGTTTAGTCAGAACCCTGTGCAGAGCTTTTGTAAATCAGCAAAACCAACATCGCTAAACGATCTATCAACGATTACGGCCATTTATAGGCCAGGACCATTGATCGCAGATGTCGATAAGAAATATATTGCTGTCCGAAGAAATGAGTTGCACATTGAGCACCCCCATGCTATTGTGGATGATGTACTTGCCGATGCTAGTGGCCTCCTTGTCTATCAGGAACACATTGCTTCAATCGTTCATCGTCTCGGCAAGAATGTTTCTCTTGCAGAGGGGAACAAGCTTCGCAAGGTTATTGTAAAGAAGGGCTTCAAGGAAGCAGAGGAGCAGAAAGAAAAGATATTCGAAAAGTTTGCCGCAGGGTGCAAAGAGAAGGGAATCGGCCTCGTCCATGTCAAAAAGATGTGGAAGGATTTTGAGGCCTTTAGCAAGTATGCCTTCAACAAGAGCCACAGCGTGTCGTACGCCGCCATTAGCTTTCAATGCGCATGGTTGGCGCACTACCATCCAGCGGAATGGGCAGCAGCCTTTCTTGAGCGGGAGAGCGAAGCCAAAAAGGAAGAGGCCATCAATATTGTACAAGGAATGGGGTATAAGATTGTCCGTCCCAACATCAATCTTTCGGAGCGGACATGGACCGTTTCTCCCGATGGGAAATCGCTCATTCAGCCCCTAACATCGATTAAGGGATTGGGGTTGACTGCATTGGAACAGATCATGGAGCATCGGCCATTCAATACGATCGAAGAGCTTCTCTTCAATGAGGAGATTAAGTACAATAAGCTAACAAAGAAGGCCCTCGATGTTTTGACGAGGGCGCAAGCGCTGTCTATGCTTGTTGATAAGAGGTTCACTGGCTTGAAGCATTTCTGGAGTGCGACCGCCGTTGACCGACCAAAGGACGAGGCGTCATTTACGGAGAACATTGAGCGATACGCCCCAGAAGGTGACTTTACCGATGAGGAGAAGGTATCTTATCTCGTCGAATTGACGGGCGTCTTTCCCTTTGAACTAGCGCTTCCGCCGAGCCTCCTCGCCGACCTTGAGCAGCACATGGTGCCAACACTCGGTGAGTACGACAAGGAGCTTGGCACGTCCTGGTTTATTCCACGTGACGTTGAGCTTCGAAAGACAAAAAACGGGAAGCCATTTCTCATTATTCACACGATCGATACGAGCGGGTACTATGGTCGGGTTCGATGTTGGGGCTTTTACCCCGAGAAGGATAAGATTTATTTGAATAAGCCGTATATGGCTAAGCTTGATTACGATGAGAAGTGGGGATTTAGTATTCGCAGCTTTAGCAAAAAAATGAAGCTGCTTGCCTAACCAATGTCCTCAATTTGGACTATTTAGAATAGATATAGGAGAAAATAACATGTATCTAAAACGTGGCAAAGAAAATCCAACAGAAGTGGTAAGAAAGGTGCAAAAATTCCTCGGCGTAGCCGTTGACGGAGCCTATGGGCCACAAACCGAAGCAGCCGTCATTGACTACCAAAAAGAAAACGATCTTAACGTTGATGGCATCGTTGGTCCGCAGACATTGATCGAAATGGGCTTGCAAGAGGATCTAACGACAACCCTACCCGAATTGAGGCGAGAGGATAAGCTAAAAATTGCGGATGTTATTGCCAAATTCGAGGGAGCGTACTGGACTTGCAATAAGGATTGGGAATTTGAGGGCTGGTTTGATCGTCCGAAGCGAGACTCGTTGGGGAAGAAGTTGCATCCAAGAGATCGAGTCTCTATGCCCAATTGGAAGCCGCTCGGGTGGAGCAAGTACGGCGAGAACCCTGGCCATGTTGGCCTATCATGGGGTTTTGTGCAGTTTACGCAAGACGGAGGCAACCTGGGTACGCTTCTTAAGCACATAAAACAAGAGTATCCCGACCAATTCCTCGATGCTTTTGGTGAGCATTCGGACGAGTTGGCCCTTGTGACCAACCGACGTGGCAAGAAGGTGAAGCAGAAAGATGAGAAGTCCCCGACGGGATTTTCTCGACGCAGCCCCCGCGTGCAGCCAATTGGGGGACACGACCTTTGGGAGAAGTACTGGACCGAGAAGTTCGTAGCTGCTGGCCACATTGCGGAGTTTCAAGAAGCCCAAAAGGAAATGGCAATTAAGCTTTATTTTGACAGCATGATTCGGAAGAGCGCCATTCCGTACGACATTCATTCGGAGGCGGGCCTCGCCATTCTCTTCGGAAGAAGTGTGCAACTCGGACCAACGGGATGCAAGAAGCTCCTTGATCGATACTTGAAGCACAAAAAGCATCTCTCCGAATATGAAATGTTCAAGTATCTTTACCGCAAGGTGAAGGACCGTCGATGGTCCCATCGATTGCAGAAGCTCATCTACAATGGCGATGTATCCTTTCATAAACGATTTGAGGTGGTAAAGTGAAAGTAGATCGTTGCCACGACTGCCCATTCATCGACTGGTCTTCACGCATTGCCATGAGACCTAAGTGCAAGCACTATCGCACCCAATTGGGCTATTATCGGTCAATTGGTTCCAATTGGCTGGAACGTAGGCCGAAATTCTGTAAAATCAAAGCAATTGAGGTAGAAGAATGAGCATGCCAAGATACTACGTTACATTGGGTGTAGTTGGAACAGATATCAAGACGACCATGAAAATAGGGGCGGGTATCGGTGACTACGAACGATTGAAGGGATACATTGGCCATTGGTGCAAATGGGAAACGATGGCAAAGTACCTCGAAGAAGATAACGGCGGCATTGTTGGCATTGCGAGGGCGTGGAATGAGAACTACTCCAAGATGTTCGCCACGATGGGTGCTGAGCCGCTCGGCGGAGAGCACCATTGGGTACCACGGGATGAAGGCGAGCTAGCCGAATATTGGAAGAATGTTGATAAAGAAAAAGATGGAGAGAAGTCATGATTATTAGATTTGCAAAATGCAGAGAAACGGCGATTACGCCGCAGAGAGCGCACCCGAGCGACGCAGGTTGGGATGTGTTCTTCTGCCCCGACAACATGGACCCACAGGTGAGCAGCATCCGATTGACCCCAGGCGAAGCGTACAAGTTTCCGACAGGGATAAAGACCGAAGTGCCGCACGGCTACATGCTCATGGGGGCCAATCGTTCTGGCATGGCCGCCAATCGAAGCATTGTCCGAGGAGCGCAAGTGATTGATGCAGGTTACTCTGGTGAAATCTTTGTTGACTTACATAATATTGGAAATCAGACGCAAGTAATAACACCAGGGACGAAGATCTGTCAACTTCTCATGCTGCCAGTCGTCCCCTTTCGAGCCATGGAAGTTTCCGAGAACGAACTCTACAATGAACCCGTCGCAATCTCTGATCGAGGAGAGGGTAAGCTCGGCAGTAGCGGCGACCACGTGACAGAATAATATGGTTACGGAACATCTTACCGAAGAGCAGAAGCTGGCCGATCCGAAGAGGGTGTATTCTAAGATCCCGAGGCTTATTGAACGGGCAAGAGTGAATAAAGCCAACGCTGCCGCTTATGTCAAGGATGTGAAGAGACAGGCTAGCGGCGGAAAAGGCGGCCGAAAGGGGAAACGTTTCTACGTTTACATGCCCCTTGCCGTCATGAAAGCCATGGCAGAGCTTGATATATGGCTCAACCATGATGGAATTAGGTCGAGGTCGGACCTAATGACTATGTTTGTTGAGCTTTACGTGAGGAGAGATCCCGATCTTTTGGCAGCAATAGAAAAATACGTTATAGAAAGCGGCGATCGTATTGAATCCGACAAGAATATTCGTAAAAAATACAGCGAAGCCGTTGAAATTCGACAAAAGGTTCTCGGGGAGCAGTCGGGTCTCTCCGAAGAGGACATCATAGATATATTTGATGCCGCAGAGGAGCAACTTGAAAAATAAAAAGACAAAGAAATGTTTTGCAGTTTGCAGCGACCTTGGTGTATCGTGCCCGCATGGGGAGTGTCGCTACTGGATTGATTTTGAGGATGAATTTAACTGCTCAATCATTACCGCAAAGAAGAACGGCGACGGCCTCATTCTCGACGAGGTGGCCAAACGAATAGGTCTCAGCTTGGCTAGAATAAACCAGGTCGACCATGAGGCGAGAAAGAAGGTCAAAAAAATGATGGAGTGATGCGTTTAAGCCGAGAAGTTACTAATTATCTTTGAATTTACTTGATTATCTTGTATCTAAAAGGAGTCACAATAATGAAGAAGCAGCTACTTTCAGAAGGCCAAGTCAGGCGATTTGCTGAACTCAGCAAGAACAACATTTCTGAGCAGCGGATGGAAGAGATGGGTTACAACCCCACACAGAATGAAGGCGAGTCTGAATACCCTGAAGACGAAGACATGGATATGGGTAGCGAGGCTCCTATGGGTGATGAAGGCGATATGGACATGGACATGGGCGACGAAGACATGGACATGGACATGGGCGACGAAGAAGATCTCGGCGGCGAGGAAGATATGGACATGGACATGGGCGACGAAGACATGGACATGGGCGATGAATTGACCCTCGATCTTGAGCCCGAAGAAAAAGAAGAGCTTCTGAGCACCATTGTCGCCTCCGTTGGCGATGCTCTCGGCCTCGAAACCGAAGTAGAGACCGATGGTGACATGGGCGACGAAGAGCTTGATCTTGACGTCATGGATGACGAAGAAGGCGAAGAGCCCATGGACGATATGGGCGGCGAAGAAGATCTCGGCGGCGAAGAAGATCTAGATAGCGGCGACTCCGAAGAATATGACAAAGAAGAGCTTGTCAATGAAGTAGCCAAGCGCGTCATGCAGAAGATCGTCGCCGAAGCCAAGCGTCGAAAGCAAGCAAAACGCAAGTAAAAGCATGTCGAACAGCATATCCTTTTGTTCGCTCTACAAGAAACCTTTTGGTCGTGGCGAGAAGGCCAAGACTGAATACAACGCCCTTCGTGGCGAAGTTCTCTCCAATATTGAAGAGTTTGAATCGGAATACCACGGCTTCGTTTCCATTGAAGGCATTGATGGGGAGGAGGTGCAAGGTATGTTGGTTGGCTTTCGTCTCTGCGGCTCATGGACACCCCCCAGGAGAGAGTTCAAGCTAAAGAATAGCGACACCGACGAGATGTCGATTGAAGAACACATCTATTTCGTCCTCGAGGACGCATTCACCCAGAATGAGCTTTATCACGCCCCCATGTCGGAGTTCGTAAAGGTGACATTAAAACCAACACCACCCTCTTCTCTCAAAGTTCTCCGAGAAATGATAAAGCTCGAACTAAACAAACCTTAAAGTTTCCCCTATATAATCTTTGGTCGTGTGGTATACTGTACCTTGAGTAACAACGCTGGAGTGTATGTATTCATGAGCAAGAAGGTTGAAAAGCAAGATCTGATTCCGCTTCTTGATTTCCTCGGAGTCATGACAGAAAAGTTTTCGCAGTATAAGTACGTATGTGATGAAGGCGGCGTGCTTATCTCCGCCGAACTGTACTTCATCCTGCAGGCGCGCCTCAAGGAGATTTGGAAAAATCACATGGAAGGCGATGCCACGGGAAAGGAGACAGAGTCCGCTATTGTGGGCATTGAAGCCTACATCTCGGACAAGCTAGCAACCATATTGGAAATAGAACGAACGGAGGTAAAAAAGGATGGCAAGGACGAAAGCGACAGTTGACGCCATTGGTTGGCGGGCGCAAGGAACGGATGAATACTTTGTTGAGGTATCCATCATTGGCAAGCTTCCCAAGAAGGATGAGGATCTCATTAAGGCCATTTTTGATTACGGCTGGCGGCTCACGGGCAGCGGTTGGAATCCCACCATCAAGAAGGCAAATGAGTATTGTACGTACAAGACCCTCTTCGAGGACCCGAAGGTGTTTCGGGCGTGGGGCAAACAATTCCCCTGGCCGCTCTACGAAAAGAACATGAAGACGGGCAAACAAAAGCTGCTCAATAAGAAATTGGTTAAAGATATCCTAAAAGAACGCGAACTGCTGGAGACCAAATGAAAAAAGATGAGAAGGCTAAGAAGAAGAAGAAAGAGGTAGAAAAGACAGAAGCACCGAGCAAGCCTGAGTTTAAGATTGTTGGGCTCTATGGTGAAATTGATGAAGAGAGCGCAGCGAAAGTATCTTGGGATCTGCTTTCTCTCTGGGATTTGCATCGGCAAGAGAATTGGGAGAGGGAAATAGAAGAGATGGAGGCTGTTCGTCCATCTGTTGAGATGCTAATCTCTTCCCGAGGTGGCTCCGTATGGGAGATGTTTGCTATTTATGATCTCGTGCGGGACATGCGGGAGGATTGCGATGTTGTTACGAAGGGGCTGGGCAAGGTAATGAGTGCGGCCGTCCTTCTCCTCGCCGCAGGAGCGAAGGGGCAACGAAAGATTGGCAAGAATTGCCGCATCATGTTGCACTCTGTTTCTGGGGACGCTTCGGGGCACAAGGCGGACATGGAGAACGAAGTAGAGGAGACGAAGCGAATGCAAGGGATGTATGTTGCGGCACTCGCAGAGGAATCCAAGATGACCGTAAAGCAGATCAATGCTATTCTTGAAAAGAAGGTTGATGTTTATTTTGATGCAGAGACGGCCATTAAGTATGGCATTGCGGACGTCATCATCTAAAGGCACCCATCAACAAATAAAGCAGCCTCGTTTCCTATAAAAGTAGACCGAAAGATGTTATAATTGGGACATATCCAATTGACATCTGGAGGTTTGCCAATGCCGAGGGGCGTAATGGCTAGAGACGAAAACACGAAGTATTATCAGAAAAAAACGGGAAGGACATTCGAGCTTGTCGACAAGCTTCTCATCTACTACGACGATGGGTGGCGGCTGCATTCTGTGAAAGGTGCCCACCTGGACCTCCCAGATTTGACCATGGTAACGGACACGCTTGAAGAATCGATCGAATATTTTCGTAAGTCAAGCAACAAGGTTTGCATCCCCGAGAGGCCAACGAAGCAACATTGCGCTGCCCTCCTTGCCCTTCTCACCGACGAAGGGGGAGCAGAGGTTGTCATCGTCCGCTACCTCAAATCGATTCGAGGATTGGGGACGAAGCAAGCTGGCTACTTCCAATTTAGCAACACCGAGCTTCATAAGGCATTGGGAGTAACCCGAGTCTCTGGCGGCGGTGACGATCATGGGGCTGCGGCAGCCAAGGAAGCATTTCCATGGAAGCCAGAGAATTTAGGGATCGAAATATACGAGGCGGGCGACCACCATATTGGTGCCTTTCTGCTTCAAATCCTCATGCATTTTGAGTTTGAAGAGGAGTGGCACCCGTTGAGGAACCATATAATGGATGTGGCGCAGACTCTCCATGGTGGCAAGGAACTTCCATGGTATGTGCCCACGGGAGTTGGCGAAGTGGCTGCTTACCGTGATTATCTCGGCGAGCTCTTCGGACCGATTGCCCTCCGATATGGCCATCATATTGCTGGCGATGCTGTGAAGGTCGACCAGACGGCGGGAGTGGCGTACCCGCAATCGGCAAACAATGCTCTCTATGATAGCAAAATTGGCAACACGCATATTTCGTCCAAGGGGAACAAAGGGGCTAGCGCCAGCACGAGGAGCCTCGTCCCCTTCCTCGATTACGTTGAGGTGGCGAATGCAAAGGAGCGGCATGCCGTTGACATTATCAAAAAAATCCATGCGTATTCCCAATATGAGGGACCAGTCCGCCTAGCATATGA